ACCGTGTATCACATGAAGAGTATTACAGATTATGGCGTGGTATCTGGTCTAAGGAAGATAGCCTAAGACAAACTGAACGCTCTCGTATTATTACACCTGCCTTACAGCAAGCAGTAGAATCCTCTGTAGCTGAAGTAGAAGAAGCAACCTTTGGTAGAGGTAGCTGGTTCGATATTAAAGATGATATGCAAGACCCTACAGGCTCTCAGGACATAGAGTTTTTAAAGAACCAACTAGCTGAGGATATGACCTTTGCTAAAGCTAGAACTTGTGTTTCAGAATGTTTACTTAATGCTGCTATTTACGGTACTGGTATTGGTGAAGTCTACATTGAAGAGGTTAAAGAAAACATACCAGCTATGCAACCTACTCCAGATGGTCAGATGCAAGCTGTTGGTGTTATGGAGCGTGACAGGTTCTTAGTTAAACTACGTCCTATTATGCCACAAAACTTCCTTATTGACCCACTGGCTACCTCTATCGAAGAAGCTCTGGGTTGTGCAGTAGATATGTACGTACCACTACACCAAGTAGAGATTGATATTGAAAAAGGTGTTTATCGTGACGTAGAAGTAGAAACTGTTGCAGCAGATGATGACCTCGAACCTGACCAAGATATTACAGTAAACGTAGATGATAGGGTTCGTCTTACTCGTTACTATGGACTAGTACCTAAAGCCCTGTTTGATGAGGCAGAAGGTGAAGAACTAGAAGAAGATGAGATTGCTGTAGCTTTAGGTGAAGAAGAAGAAAAAGAATCTGGCTACATTGAAGCTATGGTTGTGATTGCTAACGGAGATACCCTACTTAAAGTAGTAGCTAACCCGTTTATGATGCAAGACAGACCTATTGTATCGTTTAAATGGGATGCAGTACCTAGTAAATTCTGGGGTCGTGGTATCTGTGAGAAGGGCTACAACAGCCAAAAAGCCCTAGATACAGAGCTACGTGCGCGTATAGATGCTCTTGCACTAACAGTACACCCTATGATGGCAGTAGATGCTAGTCGTATGCCTAGAGGCTCTCAGTTTGAGATACGACCCGGCAAAACTCTCCTTACTAACGGTAATCCAGCAGAGATTCTACAACCATTCAAGTTTGGTGCTGTAGATAATATCACCTTTACACAGGGTGCGCAGTTACAAAACATGGTACAGCAAGCAACTGGTGCTGTAGACACTGCTGGCATGGCAGGTATGGCTGCTGACGGGACTGCTGCTGGCATTTCTATGTCGTTAGGTGCGATTATCAAGCGTCATAAGCGTACTTTGCTTAACTTCCAAGATAACTTCCTAATCCCCTTCGTTACTAAAGCTGCACATCGTTACATGCAGTTTGACCCACAGCTTTACAAAGCACAAGACCATAAGTTTGTAGCCACTAGTTCACTCGGCATTATTGCTCGTGAGTATGAAGTAACACAGCTAGTACAACTCCTACAAACTATGCCAGCAGAGAGCCCTATGTACGGCTTCCTAGTTCAATCTATTGTTGAGTCTATGAACCTTACTAAACGGGAACAAATACTCGCAGGTATTGAGCAAGCTAACCAACCAAACCCAGAGGCACAGCAAGAACAGCTTATTCGTAAGCAGTTTGAACTTGAGATTGCTAAAGCTAACCTGCAACAAATTCAACTACAAAATGCAGAGATACAAAGTCGAATACAACAAAACAGTGTAGAGACTCAGTTACTACCTGTGGCAGAAGAGACTAACCGTATTGAAGCTATTGCTAAAACGCTACCACCTGATGAGTTTGCACAAGCTGTCAAGATGGCAGAGCTTAGCTTAAAACAGCAAGAGTTAAAAGTAAAAGAAGATATTGTAGAAATGCAAATGAGGAGACCTAATGGTAACTAAGCAAGAACTTGATGGGGTGCTGATAGAAATCAACAACATCCTACAAGCTATGGATAAGCGTATTTCAGATTTAGAAAAAGCTAATAAACCTAAACCAGTAACAAGAAAGATTACAGCTAAAAAATAAATTTAACCACACATACACCTATTGGGAGAATGTATGACACCAGAAAATGTAAAACATTACGAAAACTACTTTGACTTATTCAACACAGATGGCTGGTCACAGCTTATGGAGCAAGTTCAAGTAGATAAGGATAACTTCCAGATTGAAGCTATTGCAGATGAAAAGACTTTGTTTCAAACACAAGGACAACTTTACGTCTTAAATACTTTAATCAATATGGAAGATATGGTCAGAGCAGCGTACGACTCTATTCTAATTAGCGAGAGGGAAGCCGTTAATGGCGAATAGAATCTATGACTTTAAATGCTCAAGCGGACATATTACTGAACGCTTTATAGATTCTGAAACACAGACTATAGAGTGTCCTGAATGTGACCAAGATGCAAAGCGGGTAATTTCTAAATGTTCTTTTGTATTAGATGCTATATCGGGCGATTATCCGGGAGCAACTATGAAGTGGGCAAGAGAACACTCGAAAGCCGCTAAGAAATAATCTTTTAATTTTCCACAATACTTATTTAAGAGTACGGAGTTTATAATATAATGGCAACAATACTAGATGCACCAGAGGAATTTAACGAAGCAAGTTTACAAGAAGGCGAAGAGCTTTCTACGTTTGAAGAGCAAGAATCCGTAGAGGACAACCTTGAACAAGAACAAGTAGTAGAAGAGCAACCTAAAGAAGAAGATAGTCTACCAGATAAATATAAAGATAAGTCTGTAGCAGAAATTGTACAGATGCATCAAGAGGCTGAGAAGCTAGTTGGTAGACAAAGCTCAGAAGTAGGAGAACTTCGTAAAGTTGTAGATGACTTCATTAAAACAAACCTCGACAACAACACCCACGAAAAACAGGCTGAGGTTGAAGAGTTTGACTTCTTCGATAAACCTAAAGAAGCTATTGCACAATCTATTTCATCTAATTCAGATATTCAAGAAATTAAACAGATGAAGATAGAAATGGAGCGTAGAGACGCTCTAAATAGATTGGAGCAAGTACACCCCAACTTTATGGACACTGCTAAGTCAGCAGACTTTTTAGATTGGGTTACGGCTTCTAAAGTAAGGACAGAACTTTTACAACGCGCTGATAGTAACTTTGATTTTGATGCAGCAGATGAGCTTCTTTCTAATTGGAAAGAACGAACTCAGGCATCTACAAAGGCACAGGAAGTTGTTGAAAAAGATAGAGGACAACAGCGTAAGGCTGCTTCTTCTGGCTCTGCTAAAGGAACTGGAGAAAGTAAATCTAAGAAAATCTATCGTCGGTCTGATATTATTAACTTAATGCAAACTAATCCTGCACGCTACTTAGAATTGTCTGATGAATTAACACAGGCATATTCAGAAGGTAGGGTGCGATAATCTTAAATTTTTATAAAGGTAAAATATAATGGCACTTGGTTCAAATCATGTAACAAACACAACTGGCGCAACTTTCATTCCAGAGTTATGGAGTGACGAGATTGTAGCTGCTTATAAATCTAACTTGGTACTTGCTAACTTGGTAAATAAAATGCCAATGTCTGGTAAGAAAGGTGATACTTTACATATCCCTAAACCTACTCGTGGTTCTGCTTCTGCTAAAGGTGCAGAGTCTCAAGTAACTTTGATTGCTGCTACAGAATCAGAAGTACAAGTCAGCATCAACAAACATTATGAATACTCTCGTTTAATCGAAGATATTACTGATGTACAAGCTCTAGCTTCTATGCGTAAATTCTACACAGATGATGCTGGTTACGCTTTAGCTAAACAAGTTGATGATGATTTGTTTGCTTTAGGTAAATCACTAGGTAATGGTGATGGTTCTGACTGGACTCATAGCAACAGCTTCTATGTTGATGGTGCTAACGGTATTGCTGCTTATGCAGAAGATACTGTTGCTGCTACTGATATTTTCACAGACTTAGCTTTCCGTGAACTTATCAAGCAACTAGATGATAACGATACTCCTATGGAAAATCGTTTTATTGTTATTCCACCTAGCGTTCGTCAAACTATTATGGGTATCGACCGTTACAACTCTAGCGACTTCGTAGATGGTCGTGGTGTTATGAATGGTCAAATCGGTTCTTTGTATGGTGTTGACGTTTACGTTAGCTCTAACTGTCCTGTAATTGAAACTGCTGCTAACAACTCAGCTTCTGCTGTTGATACTAAAGGTGCTATCATTGGTCATAAAGACGCAATGGTTCTTGCAGAGCAAATGGGCGTTCGCTCACAAACTCAATACAAGCAAGAATACTTAAGCAACTTGTTTACTTCTGACACTTTATACGGTACGCAAGTACTTCGTCCAGAGTCAGGTTTAGTTGTAGCTGTTCCAGCTTAGTAAGTTCTAACGATGTGGGGGGCTTAATTGCCCCCTGTATTTATTCTTTTTAATCTACACACACATACAGAATATTTAGGAGACTTGCTTTGAGTATATACAGAGGTTCAGGTGGTTCAGGAGATGCTACTTCTGATGCTACCATAAATGAAGTAACAGAGTTAGTACAAGATGCTAATGAGTATAAAGATGAAGCTGCTTCCTCTGCAAGTAACGCTGCAACAAGTGCAACCAATGCTGCTACTTCTGCATCTAATGCTAGTACCTCAGAGACCAATGCAAGTTCTTCAGCTAGTGATGCTGCTACTAGCGAAGCTAATGCAGCTACTTCAGAAACTAATGCAGCTACGTCTGCTACCAGTGCTTCTACATCAGCGTCTAATGCGTCAACATCTGCAACAGCAGCACAGACTGCACAGACAGCAGCAGAGACAGCACAAGCCAGTGCAGAGACAGCAGAGACTAATGCTAGT